CGTTTATACACAGATGAGAATCCAAAAGACACCGTCAGAATTAAGTTTGCCACGCCTGCTGACGCAAGAGCAACGGTTGCAAAAGTTAAAAGAATCAACAAACCTTTTGCGAGAAAGATACAAATCCTTACAGTTATGGAACAACGAGCAAAAGTGATGGGTAAGAACGAAGTTGTTAGAATTGCCAAAGCTGGAAAAGAGAGTATAAGGAGAAAAAAGAAATGACAAGAATAAGACAGTTTGCAAATGACATGGGAATATCATACAATAAGGCGAAAGGTCTTATCGATAAGGGTAAGAAACGAAGAGATGGTGGATCAACAGTATTGGAGAGTTACATGCCTATAATAATTAGAGAAAAAAAGAAATTAAAGGTAGAAAAACCTAAAAGGAGACCCAAAAAGGATCCGTTCAGGGCAGACAAAACAGAATCTTTAAATAGAAAATTTAGCATGGAAACTGCTAAAGCTAACGAAAAAGCTATTAAAGAAATAAAGAAAGCCATGGGTGGTCTTGAAAGATATGAAGAAGGTGGAGTAAAGAAAAAGAAAAAGAAAGAAGATTTACCAAGATACAGACAACCAATATATGACGATCCAGAAATAAAAGGAAGAGGACGAGCACCTTTACCTGCTGATTCTGAAGATCCAAGATTAAGAGCATTAAAAAAGATGGGCATTGATCCAAGAATGAAAAAGAAAGATGGTGGTGCTTTTCCAGATTTAAGTGGTGATGGCAAAGTAACACAAAAAGACATCTTGATTGGTAGAGGTGTTATTAAGAAAAAGATGGGTGGTATTGCTCGTGGTGGGGGAGCCGCTATAAGTGGGACTGGATTTAAAGGAGTTTATTAGTGGAACTTGGAGAAAGTTTTACCGACTATAGTCCAGGACCTACTGAAAGCACTGTAGGAGACGATCCATCTGGCGCTGGTGATACTGGAGTAGGTTATGGATCCACGGGGATGGGTTTATCTGATGAAGCTATAGCTTCCATAG